GTCGTATATTTATGGTATAATTAAAAACAATAAAGGTCATGAATACTACACAATTTATCCACGAGTTATTAGCAACAGTAGGTTTCGTTAATTCACTTTACCTAATTGCAATTTTAACATGCTTTGGTCGCTTTCGCTACCACAGTAAAAATCAAGATAAAAAATGGTATTACATCCTTTACCCAAGACAAGAAGCTATTGAAGCTTTAATTCACGGTGTTTTAATTTCAATTGTTTATGGAATCGTATATTTTGCTTTATATATGATTTTTTAGAATATATGGTGGGGTGGACTGGAGATGGTTCCAGCTTGGTCTCATAAGCCAAATGACGCAGGTTCGAGTCCTGCCCCCGCAACAATGCTCAAGTGGCGGAAGCGAGGTTTCCATGGGAATCCGATAGTAGACGCTAGGTTTTCTAACTCGAAAGAGTGTGTAGGTGCAAGTCCTACCTTGAGTACAAATAGCGCCCTTAGCTCATTTGGTTAGAGCAGCTGACTCATAATCAGCGGGTGACAAGTTCGAATCTTGTAGGGCGCACTAAATTTTATTATTATGATGATATTAACAGTTGTTTTACTTCTTGAGACAGTGTTGTCAATCACTTATCTTTATACTCTAAATAAACGAATAGAGTATTTAGAAGAAGAAATAAGTAGATTGAAAAATCAACACATCCGACAATTATTAAAAGGATAAATTAACGGCCTCGTGCCGTTTTTTCTTTTTCCTATATATTTATATATATGGATATAAAGAAGATATTTGAATTATTTGACTCTGAAGATAAGGGGGATAATGCTGCTTATATCGATTTATCTGAGCATCCTATAGTCTATATGGGGATGTTTAAAAAATTAATATATAATTATGAGACATTCAGTGAACAATTAATCCAGTTTTTTAATAGCTCTAATGAAAATCTAGATACAGATGATGTAAAAAAGGCTGGAGAGAGTATGGTATATAACAGGGCGTTTGAGCATTTGGAAAAATTAGATTTAGGCAACCCAGTCCATGTTGAGTGTATAGAAGAATATTCTGATCCTATATTTTTTAGGGCGTTAAGTAAAAGTCTTAGATATTTTGAAGAAATCGAAGAATATGAGAAGTGTGCTTTTATTCAGAAAATCTTAAATTTCTTTTAAGGATAATTTGGCGTTCATTTAATTCTCTCTTATATTAGGATCACGGGTTTTGAGAGTGAGGAAAAAAGGGATGTGAGACGTAGGAACACGTGATATAAAAACATTAAAAATCAATATTATGAAAAATAAAAACAACGTTTTACACCAACTAGATAAACTAGATAGCATTGCTAATCAATTAGGGTTTATTGTTAAACAGGAACAACCATTAGAAATATATATGGAAGGACTTGAAAAATTAAAAGAGATAATTGAGCAAACTCGTCTGTTTGTTGAATCAGAACCTACAATGTATAACTAATATGAAATTAACTGCTGAACAAATCCAGAATAACTGGATGGATCTAGAGGAAACTATTAAAGTATTCATTAGTGAGCCACGTCGTTCACAGTTACTTGATCTATACTCTAGACACTCAGAACGTATTATGATGATACCAGCATCGTATAAAAAAGAATACCATAATGCCTTCCCAGGTGGTTATGTTGATCATATATTACGAGTAGTAGACTGTGCTCTTAAATTAAATGATGTGTGGGTAGATATGGGGGTAGATGCTTCTACATATACTAAAGAAGAATTAGTATTCGCTGCTCTAAATCACGACTTGGGTAAAATAGGAGATGAGGAACACGAATCATACATCCCCCAGACCGACCAATGGCGTAAGGATAAATTAGGTGAGGATTATACCTTCAACAATAAATTACCATTTGCTTCAGTACCAGATAGAGGATTATTTTTACTCCAGTCTAATGGTATTCAATATTCATTTAATGAAATGATCGCTATCCAAACCCACGATGGTTTATATGATGATGGTAATAAAAAATATCTAATGGCTTGGACACCAGAACAACGCCCTCGCACATCATTACCCTTCATCATCCACCAGGCCGATCTAATGGCATCTCGTATTGAATTTGAGCGTGAATGGTTACCTAAATTTAAAAATAGTAAATCTGCTAAATCAGAGAATTTTGCACTTACCGAAAAGAAAACAACTAAACCTACAATTAAAACTAAAACATTAGCAAATGTTCAAAGTGAAGGTTTAATGAATTTATTAAATAATTTATGATAACATTATCTATAATATTAGGAGTATTGGTCGTAGTCTTAGGATTTACGACCTTTAATCTTCTTAAAAAAACCGAAAAACAAGAAGATATGATAGCATCTCAAAATGAGATTCTTGTTTCATATCAAGTATACTTAAATAAAATATCAGGTATAATTGAACTATCAGATAAAAAATTAAAAGAAATAGACCATAAAGTATCATTTGAATCAGATGATGAAATCGGTTTTTTCTTCCAGTCAGTAAAACAACTTCAAGAAGCTTTAAATGCTTTTAAAATTAAGAACTTATGATCGAGGTGAAAGAAAAGAAAAACACTCAGTATTTTACCCAAGATACTGAGGATGCTATAGTAGAATATAATAACACTACAGACTTTGAATTAAAAGATAAGATATATCGTGAACGTATTCACTATGCTTTTTTCAAATTAACCGAAAACATAATTCATACTTTTAAATTTTATTATACTGAAGTAGATAATATCCAAGATTTACAACACGAGGTAATAACATTCTTACTATCTAAAATTCATCTATTTAACCCCGAGAAAGGAGCAAAAGCGTTTTCATATTTTGGTACTATTGCTAAACGTTATTTAATTATTACTAATACTAAAAATTATAAAAAACGAGTAGATAAAGCACCTATTGAGGAAATTGAATCAAATGAGCAATTCTCATATCGTATAGATGAAGGATCGTCACATGATAAATTGTCTAATTTTATAGATGAATATGTAACACATTGTACTACAAATATCTATACTTTATTTCCCAAAGAAACAGATGCTCAAATAGCTGATGCAATATTGGAATTATTTCGTAAACGCGAGAATATAGATGTATTTAATAAAAAGGCGCTATATATATACATTCGTGAAATTATCGACGCTAAAACGCCTAAAATTACCAAGATAGCCAATAAGTTGTATGATATATTTAAACAACATTACTATTTTTACCTAGAAAACGGGTATACAAATTTCTAATGTTCATATTTATAAATAAAACACTATGAATGGATTGGACAATGTTGTATTTGGTAAGAAAAAATTTTCTGACATATTAGAGGAGATTTATACTAATCAACAAAAGAAAGATAGGCAAATATCTGCCCTAATATCTGAGTTAAAACCACTTGTTGAAAGTATAGGTGATGCTACTCTTATTGTTCCTTTAATTAAAGAATACTTAGAAATAAGTGTTAAAAACGATGAACAATTAATTAAAATGGCTACTATTATCCAACGCATTATGAATAATACATCGGGTGAAGGTGGTGGGTTTGGTATATCTGAGGATGAAAAAGCACAACTGTTGGCTGAAATAGATAAATTTAAGACCGAATAATAATGGCAGTTAATATTAAATTTGGTTCAATAGGTAATGTACAAAATAATACTAATACATACCAAGCTGCTGTATCCCCGTTTGCTACTAGTAACCGAGGGGGTAATATGTCTATTACCCCAGTTAGGGTATTAGATATTATATTAGATAATCTTCACCCTAGATTTAAAGAATACGGAGAATGGAATAGTATTGGAACTATATTCTATGAAGATGCTACCTTCCCAACCAGCATAATAGACAGCGCTAACCCTGTCATCCCAGAAACACATGCTTTTCCTATATTTCCAAATATAAAACAATACCCTCTTGTCAATGAGATAACATATATAATAATATTACCAGGAAATGACTTAATGGATAATGTTAATTCCCAGGTATCATATTATTTACCCCCATTAAACATATGGAATAGCCAATATCATAATGCTGTTCCTGTAACATCAACTATATCCCCCAATCAAGATCAAGATTATACCCAAATAGACTCAGGTTCATATAGGCGAGTAACGGATAGCAGCACTGAAATTAATTTGGGGAAAACATTTGATGATAACTTTAGTATTTATCCTTTATTACCATATGAAGGAGATATAATTTATGAAGGTAGATATGGAAATTCAATTCGTTTAGGATCAACTGTAGGTAATTCTGTTATACCTAATGAATGGTCTAACGGAACTAGTTATGAAAATGGTAACCCCATTACTATAATAAGAAATGGGCAAACTATGAATGATACAAATGTAGAAAATAATACAAATTCATGGGTGCCTACTTTAGAAAAAATAAATCAAGATGAATCATCAATTTATTTAACCTCTAACCAACAGATCCCACTATTCCCAGCTAGTACTAATAACTTCTCTTTCTCCAAATCAACACCCCCAGTTAACGCTAGCCAATACGAGGGAAACCAAATTATATTAAACTCAGGTAGACTAGTATTTAATGCTAAACATGATTCAATATTATTATTGGCTAGTAAAGCAATTCAATTATCGTGTAATGAAACTTTAGGAATAGATGCTAAACAAATATCATTAACAGCCGATAAAGTTTATTTAGGTTCATCTGAAGGAATAGAAGGAACTAAAATACAATCTGTT